GTGTTGCTTGTGTTGTCATGGACTATGCTGTCAATTCAGGAATCTCACGTGCATCAAAAGCTCTCCAATCCGTCTGTGGAATCGCAAACGGTGATGGGATTATTGGACCTGCTTCTCTCAACTCTGTATGGGTTACTGTAAAAAATACCAGTGAAGAAGATGTCATTAATGCTGTGACAACACAGCGTCAAGAGTTTATTCGTGCTTTGAAGATCTATGAAACATTCGGCAAAGGATGGGAACGTAGAATTGATGAGACACGTGCTAAGGCAATGGAGTTAATCTAAATGGCTAAGCAGTTCAAAGGCTTCTCTGAAGATCAGATGGGGCGTATCGCTAACAAGCTGGGATACAGCGGGCCTATGAACAAGTTCGGTGAGTTCTTGAACAACAATCCGAATGCCCAGAAGAAGTTCGCAGGCTTGAATCAGAAGGTACAGATGAAGATGCAGGCAGGTGGCTCAGTCACTACTGATGCATCTACTGCTGTTACACAACCAACACAGCCTGTACCTGCGGCATATGTTCCTACATACCAATATGCTGAACAGGTAACACCGGGAGCAGGCGCAGATATGTCAGAAGTAGCTTCTGCTCGTATGTCTACACCCGGCCTTCCTGTTGGCGGCACTACTATTGCACAGACCACTGCGGTAGAACCCGGACAATTTGTAGATACTGGAACTGGGCAAGTTGAAGGGGATCGTACTGCCACTGCAAGTCAAGCAGATACTGCGCAGGCGGATCAGCCAACGCAATTGACGGCGGCCACTGTCGACGCTACAAAAGTAGCAGGGGAGGCTGAAAAAGAACTAAAGAAGACGCAGGCCCAAACAGGCACAGTAACACAAACAATGCAAGCGGCTGAGACTGCTCCTACTTCAACTGAAGTTGGTACTGTTCCTGCCGCACAAATTACTGAAGCTACCCGTGTTAAGCAACCTGAATCTAGGACACTGCAAGCAGGAGAGCTTGTAGAATCTACGTTTAATGCGAGAGAAGCGGCGGCATTTGCCGAAGAGATACAAGCCGCTCAGGCAAATCCCACTACCAGTGCAACAGTCAAGGGCCAGTTAGACAACTTAATGTCCGACTTTGATGATGGAGCAACCCCTGCGTGGGCGGCGGGTGCCTTGCGCAACGCCACGGCGCAGATGGCGGCAAGGGGCCTGAGTTCTTCCTCTATGGCTGGACAGGCACTTGTACAAGCGGCAATGGAAGCATCCCTTCCTATCGCAGTACAGGATGCGCAGACCTTCTCTCAATTTGAGATGAAAAATTTATCAAATAGGCAGGAACGTGCAATGCTTGCCGCACAGCAACGTGCCAGCTTCATTGGTCAAGAGTTTGATCAAGCATTCCAAGCTCGTGTCTTTAATGCAACTAAGATTGCAGACGTGGCAAACATGAATTTTAACGCCGAGCAACAGATTGCACTAGAAAATGCACGTATGGCTCAGACGGTTGACTTAAATAATTTGTCCAATCGTCAGGCAATGGTGATAGCAGAAGCCGCACAGATTGCTAACCTAGAGAGCACTAATTTAAATAATCGTCAGCAGGCGTCTCTACAAAATGCTCAGTCTTTCTTGCAAATGGATATGGCTAATCTTAACAACGAACAACAGACTGAGATGTTCAAAGCTCAATCACGCATTCAGACTTTGTTGTCAGATCAGGCGGCTGACAATGCCGCTAAACAGTTTAATGCTTCCTCTCAGAATCAGACAGACCAGTTCTTCGCTAACTTATCTAGTCAGGTATCTCAGTTCAATGCCGGACAATCTAATGCACAGAATCAGTTTAATGCTGAGCAGTCTAACATTGTAGGCCGATTCAATTCTGAGCTAGAGAATCAGCGTGATCAGTTTAATGCGCAGAATCAGTTAGTCATTGAGCAGTCAAATGCCACATGGCGTAGACAGATTGCTACAGCAGATACTGCGGCAGTCAATGCCGCTAATCAGATTAACGCACAGTCTGTATTGAACATCTCTAATCTTGCCTACTCTAATTTGTGGCAGGAGTACAGGGATACAATGGAGTGGGCATGGACATCCGCTGAGAATGAAAGACAGCGTGACTCATCAATTGCTGTTGCTAAGATTGCGGCAGACTCTGATAAGTATGCGGCAGACACAAAAGAAGATTCAGCAAACTCAGCCGCATGGGGTAGCTTTGTATTTGATATGGTAAGTGATTGGTAAGAAGGTAAGGTATGTCTAAGCAAATAGCTCGTGCTTACAAGGAGTTCTTGAAGCAAGAAAAGAAGAGGCAGGCTAAGATGAAAAATCAAATGACTGCATCTTCTACTGGTTTGTTATCACGTCGATCAGCACCTGCTAGTGCATCCAGTGGCAGTGATCAAATGGATAGCATCATCAATATCGTCAATGAGATTCGTAAGTACGGAGGCACTAAAGATGCCTAAGCGCAGTAAGCCAATGTTAGATGGACCGATTCCCGGACAGTCACTGACCAGTGAACCCGGTGCTCGTCCATGGGAACAGCCAGCTAAATACTCCACAGTAGAAGAGACCCTTGAGTTCTACATTGATAACTTGTCAGAGCCTAAGAAGATGGCTCACATGCTAGATAAGATTGAAGAGGGTGCTCCACTTACTTTGATTGCTGACACACTGCAAACACTGGGTGTGTCTAAGGGACTGCACTCACTGGACGTAGGTGTACTCATCTCTCCTGTACTAATTGAGTTTATGAAAGCCGCCGCTGAGCAGGAAGGTATCCAGTACTCTGTAGGTACAGAAGAGCCTGAAGATGAAGGTGATATGGACCTCGCTAACTCTGCTGTCAAAGATGTGTACAAAGAGACTGAAGCAGAGCCAATGCCAATGGAAACAGAAGAGATGGCAGAAGCACCACCAGTAGAGAAAACAGGACTAATGGCCCGTCCTAGTAAGCCCGTAGAGGAAATGGAAGATGGCATTTAAGATAGGTGCATTCGCTCGTGGCTTTGCAACTGCGGCTGTAGAAGAGAAGAAAGAAAAAGAAAATGAGATCAAGGAGTTAGTCAAAGCTTCGTACCTCGACTCATTGCAGGAAGCTAAAGAGCTACGCAAAGAACGTAAAGCCAAGAGAGAGAAACTGAAGGAGCTTGGTGCTCAGCTTAAGCAGTTTGGTTTCTCTGATGCTCAGTCAGCAGGACTTCTTTCCATGGGGGAAGATGGTGCTAAGCGATTGCTTGAACTTGGGCAGACAGCGAAGATTAACAACAAAGACTTTGACGTTGCCGCATTCTATCAGGTTGCAGAGGATAGTGATCTTACACTGGATGATGCGATTAATCGTACCATGGGTGAATTGAAGAAGCCTGCGACTGATCAATTACCGGGATTTGCAAAGCAGACATCATTCCTTGGTGGAGACATGACTGGTTTTGCCAAGGAGCAATTCGGTCAATATGAGTCTAGCTTCGGCGAAGATTACCAACAGCTACGTGCTGAAGCGGCAGGTGAGTATGAGTATGGTGAATTGCCATCAGGTACGATTGACTACTCAATGCTTAAGCTAGATAAGACTGAAGAAGAAAAGCTCAGACTTACTATTGCGAAGAAGCAACTTGCTTTGGCTGAGAAAGAACTCAAAGAAGCAGACGATAATGATTTGACAATTGGTGATCAGGGTAGTGCTGGTAGATACATCAAGGCTTCTATTGGTGCTAATATCGCCGCACACTTAGGTGAGGGCATAACCTATGATCCAGATAGAGGGTATATTGGTCCAAAGGGACAGCAAGCAATATTAAGTAAAGCTGAAACAATGCTCAATAGAGCCACAGAGAGAGGTATTGCTTTCATTAATGCTTCTCCAAGTAAGTCTACTGCGCTTAACGGTGCTGTCACTCATCTAATAGATACTTACCTTCCTGAGTTATATGGTACTGGCACTTCAGCTACAGATACTATTGTCACGCCAGATGAGCTTGCGGCGGCTGAAACAGCCATGGCAGAACTAGAAGGTGCAACAGCAAGTACAACAGAAAGTACTGTAGCTCAACCTGCAACTGAAGCTGAGATCTCAGCATTCTTGGATCAACAGTTCTCTGACCCATCATATGCAAACATTGCCGATGTCACTTCTAAGAAAAACGCAAAGGCAAAGATCAAAGCGCAAGCAAGGGATAAGTTGGTTGCAGGTGGAATGAGTGCTAAAGATGCAAATGACCTGATCTTCAGATTGACTAAGGGCAAGTAAGTGGCTGTCAAATATACAGATTACATGGACGATGATCTCAATCGTGATGTCCTTTTAAATGATGCTGACTTCATAGAGGATGCATCTAACTTCCTAGCTAAGAGAAATGACACAGAGTATGAAAGCTCTGAGGAAGTGTATGACGCATTCATGGAGCACATGCGCTTTCAGGATACAAATGAGGTCACGGCTGTCCGTGATCTTATGTACACACAACAGGCTGACGATGAGTCTAAGGCTGAGTTCGGCAGACTGATGAGTGTCTTTGATCGTATGGAAGGAGAAGATCTGTACGGGGAAGATGGATTAAACACCAAGATGATTGGTGACTACATTGAGGCAGGACTGACTGCTCCATCTACGTGGTTAGGTATCGTTACTGGTGGCGCAGGTAAGCTAGGCGCAATGGCAGGTAAAGAAGCCGCTAAGATTGGCCTACGTACTGTTACAGGTGAAGTGCTGAAGAGTGCCGCTAAGGGTGCGGCAGTAGAAGGTACTATCGGACTGGGCCAAGGTGCCGCACAAGAATTGTCTCGTGTAGAAACTGGTGTTCAAGATGAGTTCACTGGTGGTCGCACACTGATGACTGGTGCCGCTAGTGCAATAGGTGGTGCTCTGCCTGCCGGTCTTACTGGACTAGGACAGACAGTAGGTATCACAGGTAAAGGTGGTGCACGTGCCGCTAAAGGATTATTAGAGGCTGGTGAGGCCGCTGAGGCTACAGCACAAGCTACTGCTGTAAAGAATGTGCAGAAAGCATTCAAGGCAGTAAAGAGTAAAGATAAGATTGTAAACACACGCAAGCAGATCTTAGGTGATCTGGAGGGTGTGCGTAATGCCGCTAAGGATCTGGCAGATAAAGCTAAAGATCCACTGAACAAAGAAGCTGTAGCGGCAGGTAAGGAGTTGATGAAGGGTCTGTCAGCTACGGAGAAGCTTATAGTCGGGCTTAACGATGAGACCCTAGACCAGATCACTGCCGCCGCATTAAAGCTTGGTGACGAGCTTAAGATTCCCAAGGACAAGCGAATCACTGAAGCTGTTGCTGAAGCACTAGCAGATGGAAAGATTTCTAGTGACGGTGTAGAGAAGATACTAAAAGAGTTTAACTTAACTACTGATCAGTTCTCCTACATTTATATGGCTGAGCTATCTGATGCAGGTCGAGCACTGGGAAGGCAGTCACAGATCGCTAAGAAGATGAGAGGCGATAAGACAGAGACAGCTAAGTTGCAAACACAGCAACAGCGTCTTGATCGCTTAGCTAATTCTGTGCAGGAGTTATTGGATCAGACTGGCACTGGTATCACTAAGCAAGAAGCTGTCCGTATCTCTAAGCAAGCCGGGGATAACAGTAAAGTATTTAACTTCTTCAGTGAGCTTGATAGATTCCGTCTTGCCTCCATGACATCTCAGGTTGCTACAACTATCCGTAACACTGCGGGTGGTTCTATGCGTGTTGCATTAGACATCATGGATGAATCCTTTGAAGTGGCTGTAGGCACGGGTTCGGACATACTCACAGGTAAATATGGGTATGGTCTTAAGGGCATGAAAAATGCTGTTGATGTAAATTTTAAGAATCCATTCGCTATCACTAATAACCTGCTGTTCAATCAAAGTGAGTCACAAGTAGTTCGTCAGTTATTTGAGAAGAACATGCCAGTAGAAGCTGAGCGATTTTACTCACAGCTATTTGATAACGTAGATACAGTTACTTCACTTGGTGCATCTGGACCACTGACTAAGTTTGGGGCGAAGCTGAACACATTGAACCGTATCTCAGATAACATCTTCAAGCAGGCTGTCTTCTCAGGCAAGCTGGATCAACTTGTACGTGCACAGCGCAAAGCTAAAAACCTTGATGGTGGATTGTCAGAGGTCATTGCGGCGGGTGAGTTTAAGAACATCGACAGTGACATGATCCAAGAAGCACTCGACATGTCTCTTGACTTTGTGTATCAGAAGTACCCTAAAGGCACGACTAAAGCACACAAGATCGGTCAAGGTATTATTTCAGCACACAGGAACCTACCATTCGTAGTATCTAGTGTTATCCCCTTCCCTCGTTTTATCATTAACCAGTTCAAGACTGTTGTAGAACACACTCCTGTGCTTGCAATCGCCGCTAACAAGGCGACTGGTAAGCAGGCATTTAGTGCTGAGTCTTTAGCTAAGCAGACATCTGGACTAGCCATGTTCAGCATGGCCGCTAATCTTCGTTCTGGTCAGCCAGAAGAGAATGCGTGGTACGAGTTTACTACCGATGGTGGTAAGACCATGGACCTACGTGCAACACTAGGACCGATGGCACCCTTCTTGTGGGCGGCTGATATATATTCTCGTGATGCAAAAGGATTACCCCAGAGTAGCTTCAAAGAAAACACCACTGAACTATTTAAGATGTTAGGTGGGCCACAGTTCCGTGCAGGTACAGGTCTGTATGCTTTAGATCTTATGTACGAAGACATTGCCTCAGAAGATGGTGACTGGTCATTGAAGTCACAGAAGGTTGCAGGTCGCTTTGTTGGCGACATGATTAATACTTTCACTCTACCTGCGGCTACTATTCGTGACCTTGTATCTTTAGAAGATGAAGACAAGCGGTTACTTGATGAGACTGCCTACACTAACTTCCTCGATATTGTTATGGCACGTGGGTCACGCTCATTGCCTGACTTCGGTGAAGCTGATCAAGTAGAACCACGCTACGACATTACACAAGAAGAGCAACTGTCTTACATTGATCCTCTTGAGCGTCAGATATTTGGTGTATCTAAGAAAGCTAAGAAGAATCCATTCCAGAAAGAGATGGGTCGCCTGCGCTTGTCAGCCTATGATATCTATAAGCCTGCGCAGTTTGCCTATGAGGATCGCTTGATTCGTGAAGCGGCATCTAAGCAACTGGCTAATAAGATGACTGCCTTCATTAATCAGAATGAAATCTACAATGATCCTGCGACTACTGATGCAGAGCGTAAGGATCTACTGCGTGATACTGCTCAGGGAATACTGACAGACATCCGTACCAATGTACGTGCACGACTGTTAGATGAGCAGGCTGTAGGTAAGGAAGAAGCTAGCAAGTACGCTAAGTTCCTCTATGAGTCACTCCCTGCTACAACTAAGAAGGGTGCGTCTGCGGCATACGAAAGACAGGAAGGTAAGTCCCCATCAGAAGATTACTTAGACTTCTTGGAGAACTTCCTGCCAGCATACAAAGAGTCAAAGAAAGAACAAAAGTTCTCTAAGGGTGGTATTGTATCTGACATCTTCGGTGACTTCGGTGAGACAGCCGCTAAGAAATCTGATGATGTAGATGTCTTAGATGAGGACATGGTGACTGACGCAGACTATCTGGATGAGCTAGATGAGTTTGAGTTAGATGAACTGGGCTACCCTGTTGAGGTAGATGAAGAAGCATTCTTTGATAAGAAGACACTAGAGACTTTAGAGACAGCAGGTGAGCTTGCCCTTGAGACACTCATTGGGTTCACGCCTATTGTCGGTGATGTCTACGATGCATACAACGTGACTAACAATCTACGTGAAGCTAAGTATGTAGATGCCGCTATTGATGCTATCGGATTTGTGCCATTCATTGGTAATGCTCTGAGCAAAGGTGTCAAGATTACCGTAGACATGTTTAAGAATACTGATCCTGTCATTAAGAAGCGAGCACTGGCTGACTTCACACGTAAGGAAGGTAGACTACCTGACCTGTCAGATGAAGCTGACCTAGAAGGTTTGGTGCAGTCTGGTGCTAGACAGGAGAAGATTGTAGCGGGTATGGCTACATCTGATGTTGATATGCCTCTGTTCCATGGGTCGTTGAAGGGCACAGATGAGCTAGTAGATCCCAAGATTCGTGCACAATCAGGTGGAAGACCTCATGCGGAGTTGGGTACTGCCTCGTTAAGTACATCACGTGATCCATTGATGTCAGCAGAAACATTCCAGTCCGGTGATGTAGGGGAGATGTTTGTAGCTCGTCCTAAGCGTGGCCTGATGGCTAAGACAGATATGTCTGCAAGGGAATACGATCAGCTTCGTGCTCAAGTAAAAGAGGGCACAACAGCAGGCAGGGAGTTTGTGCAGGAGAGTGAGATGCTACCCACTCAATTGCCAAAGACATCTCACACAGAAGCGGAGACTATGATTCAGAACATAGAAGACGTTGATGTAAGTAAGTTAAAAGATAACCCAGAGTTGTACGAAAAAGTAAGCAAGGGCTTGAGAGAACTTAAGCAAGTGCGCAGTAACATAGATCAGGTAGAGAAACTTGGATCTGAACTGAAGTCAAAGAAAGATGCGATGGTCCACTACAACACACTTAAAAGCACAATGAAGCAGGCACTTGGTTTAGCTAAGTATACTTCAGGTGCCGGTGCTAGGGGTAAGTACGATCAAATACTAAATGATCTAGGTAACAAAGATATATACCCTGACTTCATTAAAGGGCTGAGAAGTTCTGCTGACATGCTGGGCGACACGCAAAGAGGTAAGCAGATGCGGGATCTTGCTGAAGCAATGGAAGAGCATGCAGATCTAATGCAAGATAGCTCAGTCACTGCGCAGGAAGCTAGTCAGATCCTTACTCCTATAAAGGAAAGAATCATGGACATCACTCAGAAGATGAACCGTGGTGGCCTAGCAAGTAGACGCACATAAAAAAACCCCTCATTGCGAGGGGCTGTGTAGTTGCTGTAAGGGTGAGATCAAACAGCGGAGGGAAAACTACCTTGGTAGTCTCTCTCTTGTGTCTATTAGTTATACAGCATTGATAGAAAATGTCAATCGTTATTTTCTCATCTGTCGTTTTAGGTGTCTGATGACTGCCTCCATTTCCTTGATCTTGTTGTTAAGCTTTTCAAATTCTTCCTTAACTTGATCTTGGCTCATGCGGCCTGCCACCCCCAGTCATCACCTTCCATACCTGCGGCATTGTAATCTGTCACAACACCCTCAAAGAAATTCTTGTGAGAATCTCCTGCAACCACCCAGTCAACCCATGGTAGCGGGTTCTCTTTGACCTTGTAGTTCCCTTTAAGTCCAAGCTGAATGAGCCGTCTGTCCGCAATGTATCGGATATATGACTTAACTTCCTCTCTCGACAAGCCTTCCAAGTCACCCATCTCATACGCAAGATCAATAACTTTATCTTCCAGAGACACAGCATCCCTAACCATTTGATATATATCTGATTTAAATTCATCTGTAACAATTCGTGGGTGCTCCTCACAGAATGTGCGGAACAGTTTAGTCATACCTTCACAGTGCATCGTCTCATCACGGATGCTCCACTCAACAATCTCACACATGCCTCGCATCTTACCTGTGCGCTGGTAGTTGAGTAGCATCACGAACGCACTGAACAAACTCATGCCTTCATTGATTACTGACCGGGCAACTGCCTTGCCTAGACCTGACTGCGTGTTCACATCAATGTCAGCCATGAACTCAATCTTGTTAGCCATCTGCTCATACTCTAAGAATGCTGAGAACTCTTCTTCTGGCAGACCTAGTGTGTCATTAAGTAAAGCGTAAGAACGCTGATGCACAAATTCACGATTAGCAAAGCTAGTAAGCATAGCCCGTATTTCGTTATTCTTAAATTTAGGTATGTAAGATTCCAAGTAGTTTGTTCCAACTTGGACATCCGACTGCGTAAAGAGTCTAAGGATCTGTGTAATATGGTTTCTTTCGACATCAGTTAATTTCCCATTGCTCCACTGAGCTACATCATCTTGTAGCTTAGCTTCCCATTCACCCCAGTGTACCTTCTCATGTGAGATAGCTTTTTCCACAGCCCATGGATATAGAAACGGCTTGTAAGTTTTTGATTCTTCTAGCAATGGCATACACCACTCCGTTTATTGTTAAAGGAAAAAAAGCCCACCGAAGTGGGCCATAAGCACTGAGTAGTTATACTCAACGAGGGAAATTAGTCAATCGTTTTGTTAGCCAATCTATTGCGAAGTTCGTTAACTTGTTGACGCAATTCAACAATTTCTTTTGCGGCTCTTTGTGACAGTGCATCAGGTACTACCTTAGTCTGCCATCCATTCTCAGTTTCTTCAACCATCTCAAGTGCTTGCGCTTCACGCAGTGCTTTGATTAGGTCAAACTCTTCTTCAAAATCAATACTCATGTAACTCCTCCATTGGGCGCAGTGCCTTTTTATCGACAACTTTTCGTGTTCCATATCCGAAGTTTCTTTCATAGCATTCTGTCATGAAGTCTTCTTTAGATATCCATCCTGCGACATCTACATAAGTATCATTGTACGCACCATACGCTAAGACTGCGATGTCAGATTTAAACCTATCAAAGCTGTCGAATATAAGATTGCCATTTTTGTAAGTAGAAAGCTTAACGTCCACCGTTCTACCGTCTGGCATAACATAATCAATGCCATCGTCAGCATCAACAGTAACATCCGTAGGTGGCAAGTTATATAGTTTAGCGAAAGCTAACTCGCCACGAAATCCCATCTCATTGCCTTGCTCCCGCTTAATTGATTCAGTGCCTTCTTTAAGTCTGGGTTTAGCACCCTGTCCTCGACAGATACGAACAGTCTCCTCTCCTTTGTGCTTACAGGATTGCAAGTCATCGTCAGTGAAATCAATTCGTATCATGTTGCTTCTTCTCCAGTTCTAACTGAATCAGCCTGCTCTCTAGCTTAGCTATCTTCCTAGATTTGTTCTTGACCGAAGCCTTCAGTAGCTTCATCCAGAGCTTTAGCAATTTCTGCTCCACGTGTTGTACTGTCATCAAATACTCCGTTACTAATGCATTGTTCATATGTATTCCAAAGCTCGTTAAAGCGCATCTCAGCGAAGATCTCTAACCCGATAAGGGCATTGATTACCTGATCCTCATTCATGTGCTCAGCGGACGTATAAAAAGCCTTAATATCATCCGTTGTGTGCCACGCCTTCATGATCGCATCTTCCAGATCAAAACGATCTACTGGCTTTCCTCTGGCATTCATGTGTATACCGTTAATCTTCATCGTGATCCTCGTATCCATCATGTTCATCATCATAGCATCCATGCATCTGAGTGAAGAACTCATCTAATCCTGAGTAGCACATAGCGCACATAGCCACAGGCAGTACACCTAAGTACCCATCAATGCCACCCTCAAGTTCAATGTCGAACTCGCAGTGGCAGATGGAGCACACAAGCTCGTTGTGGCTTCTATCTTTTTCTGTGGGCACGTGCTCTATTGGTCCTACTGCTATCTGTAATTGTTTCTTTCTAGGCATGGTGTATCTACCCTTGGCATGAGATGCACTCATCCCCATCTGCATCAGATGAGAAATCTTTCAGTGCGTTACGTTCAATGGATGCACCTACTTTGTCAGCAGATACGCCTGCGTTTGTACGTAAATAGTACAGACCCTTAAGTCCTTCCTTCCACGCCTTGATATGTACAGAATTGACATACGGTTTAGGTGAACCGGCAGGGAAGAATAGATTCACCGATTGCCCTTGGCAAATAAACTCCTGTCTCTTAGCCGCATGTTCAACAACCCATGCTTGATCGAGTTCAAAGGCTGTCTTGAAAACGCCCTTCTCATGATCGCTGAGGAAGTCCAGATGCTGGACAGAGCCTTCGTTCGCAATGATTGTTTTCCATGTGCCTTCCGTATTTTCACCGTGTTCCTCCAGAACTTTCTCTAGCTCCTTGTTCTTAACCAGATGCGCACCTGCACGTGTTCTGTGCGTGTATGCATTCGACTTGATAGGCTCAATAGACGCTGAGCACCCACATATGATAGACGAGTTAGCATTCGGAGCAATCGCAAGTAGGTGAGCATTACGCCGCCCTGTGCCTGCCATATCCGGTGCTTCACCTCTTTCCTTAGCGAGTTCATGTGTTGACTCCACCGCATCTTCTTTGATCTTCTTGAACATCTGGTAGTTCTCACTAGCCGCCTGCCAAGATTCCCATGCAATGCCTTTGTTCTGTAGGTAACCATGGAAGCCCATCGCACCTAAGCCGATGGACCGCTCCATGTACGCACTGAACTTAGCCTTCTCTAACTCTTCCGGAGCATTTCGGATAAAGAATTTAAGGACGTTGTCCAAGAGTCTGACCAAGTCTTGAACCATTCTGGTGTCTCGCCACTCGTCCCACTTTTCGAGGTTGACTGAGGAGAGGCAACAGACTGCTGTACGTTTTTCAGATGTAGCGAGATGGATTTCATTGCACAAGTTACTGCCATTAATTGTGAGTCCAAGTGCTCTTTGAGAATCCGGTAACCCTCGCTGGGCTGTGTCGATAAAGTTGAGGTAAGGGCTACCTGTTCTGAAGCGAGCTTCAAGTATTCTTTGCCACAGTTCTCTAGCTTGGACTGTAGATCTGATAGCTCCCGAGTTAGGGCATCGTAGTTCCCATTGTTCTCCATTTTTTACTGCCTCCATAAAAGCATCTGTAATGTTAACTGCATTAAACAAGTTAAAGCATTTGCGATTCGCATCACCACCAGTGGGATCTTTGAACCTGACGAACTCAATGATCTCCGGATGAGATACATCAAGGTATGCGGCATAGCTACCCTTACGGGTCTTGCCTTGTTTATAGGCTGTCATCTGTGAGTCAACAACCTTCATGAACGGGACTACTCCCGGTGCCTTGTCACTGACAGGGCGTACAGAAGACCAGTGTCCACCGACACCGCCTCCCTTTACGGATAGCCAAGCAACTTCAGCGTTATGACTGATGAGAGACTCAAGAGTGTCACCAACATAAGTAAGAAAGCAAGAGATTGGCAATCCTTTTGGCTTATCATCGTCAGCCGGTGCGTTTGAAAGCACAGGACTAGCGAACATAAACCAACGCTTACTAGCATAATCATAAATACGTTGAGCGAATTCATAGTCACCCTCACAGTATGCAACTGCCGCACGTGCAAATGCCTGCTGTGCATACAGTTCATTATCCAACATGTAATAGTCTTTGAGTAGGGCCATCGCCTGATCTGACAGGTCTTTATCTCTGTCTAGATCTATCTCGATTCCCTTGTACTTTGTAGAGTCCACTAATCAAGTCCTTCAATTTCAATTCCGATCCGCTTAAGTTCCGCACCCGGAATGTCATAGACACATGAATCGAGCACTTCGCTAACGATTTCTGTGATGCCATCTTCTGTCCTTTGTCCGGGCGAAACTTCAGTTATATCCACATTGAATTCTAAGTCAACCTTTACTTCAACTTCTTGTGACATTACCAGTGTTTCCCTTCCGTCTCTTCCATCATCTCAATCATCTTGTTGAGATACCATCGTGCCTTCTTGGCATTGGTGATAGGGTCACCCTTGCTCCATAGGCGTGTACCTAAGTACTTGAGTATCTGCCACTGGCATCCCCACATAGGGGCTAGCGGGTGTAGGAATCGCATTACATCACAGATGTAGTCAAAGGTTTCAATCAGTCCAGAGTTGTAGTGCTCAGGCTTATCTACCTCATCAAAGAATCTATCCTCTTCATCCTCAAGGACATCATCAAATACATCACCTACAGATTGAATCTTCTCAATGCTCTCTGACTCACTCATCATGCACTCCCATGTGTCTTCGTACTGAAATCTAATGTGATCACCTTGCCGTCTTTACTACGTACAAAACTAGGTTTGTCCTGCTCTTCTGCGTCATCAAGGATCTCATCAATAAGCTGTGTGTAGTTAGCTGAGAAGTAACCCTTGATGTATTCCAAGAAGTCTTCATCCTCTTCCATCAATGGCAAGCAAGCCGCCATCATACCGCACACACTACGGATCTGTGTTAGCTCGTCCGTATTCAGGTCATTGCGTACATCTTCTTCAAGCGTAGCACTTACTGCACCTGTCCAGTTACCCTGCTCATCAAACTCAGGCGTAAGTGCAACTGCGAATGATGAATGGTTTGATTCGTCTGTCATGTATAACTACCTTTTAATTTTCTCTAATGGAAATTTTACAAACGCACTAGGCATTAGCTTAGCAGGTTTTTTTCTCTCGTCAATCCATTCTTGTGGGACATCCTTGTCTGCATACAAGAACCCATTCTTAGTACACCAATCTGCATATGTGGTCTTAGCACCCTTACGTAACTTACTATTACTGTTGCTAAATACAAATCGGATATCTAGGTCGGGGTGTTGCTTCTTGATTGATAGGTGTTTCTTTCTATCGTCAGGTAAGAACCTGCCCTTCGTCTCTATTATTATTCCATTTGGTAATAAAAAGTCTGGGGTATATGTCCGATAGTTTAGATCTTCCCACTCAATCTTGAAGCACTCGTACTGGGCAGAGCACTTACGGGACTTCAGTGAGTCCAGTACAACATGCTCTAACCCAGAACGATACCCATGCTTGAGCGCATTACTCCGTGTCTTGCTTCTCTTTATACTCATCAGCTATCTCGATGTATGCAACCATGGGCGGTTCTTTTGCCTGTGATGCAAGCGAGGGTAGCTCTTGTAGTGAGGGCCAACACTTGAAGCGATACTTACACCAGCCACATTCCTCTGCGAGTACTTTGTTGCCGGTTGGTTTCTTACGGAATGTTTCTTCGACAGGTTCAAAGCAACGCTCAAACTTATTCTGAGCTAGCTTGTTAGCCTTGTCTTCTACTTCATCCAAGATGTCCTGCCTATCGACAGCCATGTCCCATGCAGACACATACTTGAATTCACCTGTTGCCTTGTTCAGTACCCACCAACCACCGGGTTCAACACCCAATGCCTTAGAGTACCCTGCAAGCTGACCGATGTAGCCAAAAGAGTCATGAGCTTTGAGTGTCTCATAATCTTTGAACTTGTTCTTGTATGACCATGGGGATGCAGACTTGATATCGTCCACACGCTTATCCATAATCAAGTCATGAGTGCCATCAATCTTGTGCTTACCAACAGTCAATGTAGATTTGAATCCATCACTGAAGTCCACCCCAGCTTCTGTCAACACTCCTTTGAAGACAGCCTCCACGATGTCACCAATCATCATGTTCATCAGGAAGTTAGCGGGCATGTCAATGCCTTCCTCTGGCTTGTTCTTATCAAACCATAACTGGCAATAAGGTCTGCCGATATTAGACATACGCATTGTGAACTTACGCTCACTCTGATTGAACTGTTTCTCAACAGCTTCCTGTACGTCCCTTACGATGCGAGCGATAGTGGCACTGCTCATGCCACGTTTCGCCTTACGTACATCCTCTAGATACCTATGTATCTTTATCTCAGCAGGATGGTTCATGATCACTCCTCATCAATGTTCATGAACTCATCGACAAGATCAGCATCCTCCTTGGATACTTGAGCTACATTAGTTTCATTGTACGCATTGACAATGTACTGATTGTAGTTACCGATCCACTCAATGAAGTCAGAGAAGCGTTGCTGATCAGACTCCTGTAGCTCGACGTTATTACTCAGGTCAAGCTCTTGGGTAGGCAAGAAGAAAGATGCGCCTGTAGGCAAGCTACGTTCCTCTGAGCCACACTTAATCCAGTGCTGTACAGGTAGACGCTTCTGTCTGCCCATCACATTGAAAGGTGTGCCCATTGTCTTGAAGGCATCACGGTTATCAATCTCCCAAATGAATGGAGATACATCTGCGTCCACTTCGTTGCCATCAGCATCAACGGGATTGATCAGCTTGACTTCCCCAAGCAGTACACGGACACGCTTGATCTGTTTGATCAAAGCCTTTGTGTCATCCGGCAGGGCTTGGAAGTCCTCAATGTAACCGGCTGGCTTACCACAGTTGAACTTACCTGTGTTGTCCTTCAGGTCACCGTTAAGATCCTCAGCCATGATGGTCTTCACATAAGACTTCTCATCTGAGTTGTAACGCTTGTACATAAAACGCTGTACAAACACACGGATCTCTACGCTCTCCGCATAGATGAATGATTCGTCTGGTAGTTGAAGACGGTACATACCAGCAGGTACAACCTCCATGTTCTTCAGCTTGCCTTTGACTTCTACCTGCCCCATCACTGGTTGATTCCAGATACGTAGACGTGGAAGGGTAGATGATTTAGATGGGCCGCTGTTCATGTCAGCACCCATGCCCATAGCTTGCGCCATCTCTGCGAAGTTCGCAGTGTTGAGTGTTGCAATTTCTGTTGTCATATCAGACCTCCTGTTGCTCAAGCCAGTTTACACCAAGTTTAGCCTCTAATAAAAGGGGTACGTTGAAATTTATTTTAAATTTATTGTCAATGATTTCTTTCAGGTCACCATTAACTGACGCAATTACACCTATTACCTGTGCCTCTTCATCAGGATGTATGTCGATAACGATTGAGTCATGCACACTGTTCACGATACATGATTGCATGTCAGCCATACGCTTGTGTATCTCAATCAATACGACAGGGACAATGTCAGCGGTAGCGAATGACTGCACAGGATAGTTCTTAATTGCTGTGAAGTTAGTCACTGTGCCATTCTTCCTGCGCTTCACATCGGGGAATGCGAACTCCCTACCACTAGGTGTAGTGATTTTCTTGTACGTAAGAACTTCCTTGGCTAATTCTCTGTGCCATCTGGCGATACCTTTGTACTTCTCTGTGAAGTGTTCGTAGTATCGTGCTTCGGCTGATGTTCTTCCGTAGCCTGTTGCTCCATAGAGCGGTGCAAACGTGTGTGCCTTCGCATCCTGTCTGCTAGTCTTCTGACCCGCTTCCGAAATGACTTGTGCTGTGTATGAGTGGACATCAAAACCCTCCGATACTTCTTTGATTGCTACTTCATCCTGCGACAGGTACGCCGCTACACGGAACTCAAGCTGAGCGAAGTCAGCCTCCATGATCTTGCCTCCTGCAAATCGGGAGATGAACACCCGTTTTACAGGAAATGTACCACCACGTGGCATGTTCTGCATGTTGGGATCACGCCCCGAGAACCTGCCAGTAGATGTCATGTGCTGAGTAAGCCGTACATGAAGCCTACTATCTGGCTTAGTAAATATATTGATACCATCCACGAAGCTAGAAAGATATGTATCGACCGCCGAAAGTCTGGTGAGTTTAGATAAGAACGATGCGGCTTCTTGCATTCCTTTACTGACTGAGACATTGCGTAAGTACTCCAGTTTATCTTTACTTGTACTGAATCCATTAGCACTGTGCCACTTAGCACTGGGTGCATTGAACTTCAGCCCCGCTAGTTTAGGTAGTTCATTTAATACGTAGCCCCTACCGATGCAAGTGCCACACTTAGTTGCGTTCTTGTAGTTACTGCCATCCTTCTTCTGCTTAAAGAATGTACCGTTACCCTTACAGTCAGGACACTTAACAGCTTTAGTGCGTCTCACCGGAACGCTTGACTCATTAACGAATCGCCTGAAGTCAGTAGGACTCATGTATGGATCAGCGTCGTTGGCCCATTGGGTTTTGTTTAATGGCCTACGTGAGTAGATGACCCATGATAACTGCTCAGGTGAGTTGAGGTTGATCGGGGTATCACCCATAAGAGATAATACTGACTCATTTAAATCACGTATAAGTGATAGTTTCTCTGCCTCAAACTCTTTGCGTACCTGCTCAAGTGCATCTGTATCTACCTGAAATCCTGTACGGTAGATGTCTGTCAGTACCTTGGTAGTGTCCATGGTTATCTCAGTGACAGGCACAAGACCTCTGTTGGCATCGTCCCTGTAGTCAGCCTGTTGCTCATAGAACAAGGCCATGGTTGTCTCAAGATCACCGTACAAGTATTCCTTCAACTCCTCATATGGAATCTTATCTACAGTGTATCCATCCTTGAGATACTTCTTGAGTGTGTCCTGCTTCTTGACTGGTAGGTCACGCCTCTCAGCACATGCCTCCAATGACAGGGGTTGTTTCTGTCCACGCTGTAGGATGTACTCACCTAGCATGGTATCCCACACATCACCTTCATACTTGAAGCCTGTCTCCAAGATCCACTGAAGATCGTGACTAGCATTGTGCATAATCAGTAGTGTGGTTTTATCTAGTAGTGCCTGTATCTCTTCACAGTCACGCTTCCTGTACTCATACTTACAATCATACTCACTGTGGTCAAAGGTGTAGTGCTTAGGCTGTTCGCCCTCAGCAAGTAAGCCGACCATGACTAGACTGTTGGTTGGTGTGAATGGATCTAAATGTAGCTTGCCATCTGTCTTGGTGACAGTGTTCTCTACGTCAAGTACTACTCGCATGCCTTCACCTTCTTGATCATCTCCATCGGTACCTGATAGAAGTATTCCCCTGCATACACATACTTGTTAGGCACCTCGACAGGTTCAAGTGTAGCTACATCGTGTGACCAGAAGGTCATCGCATGCTCTAGTGGCTTGTTCCATATGAAGAATTGTGTAGGCACATTGAAGAACTTCTTCTTCCTCTCAGGCAATTGAACATTGGGGTATGGGAATTCCGAGACCTCCCAAACTAACTTGACTTCACACTCGACACAGAAATCTTTGTCTGTGCCATATGCAATTAAGTCCTGCGCATATCTATCAGGGTGTTCAGTCACTTCATAACCTATCGACTGTAGATACTTCGTAGTCACATCACGTGCTAGCTGATCGTACTTTTGAAATAGTTCTCTGTCGAATCGTTTACGTTGCGTCACTGTTATACCTCATATCTTCCTATGTAGTAGTTTAGATTACACGTAATACGCCCATGCCACCCAGTTAATTTATTCTTTGCAACATTAATATGTCGAGTGAACCCATCATCTTCCATGCCTTCAACTGGAGGATCTTTAGCTACAAGTAGCATCAGGTCAGCCTCACTGGCCTTGCCTGTCTTACTGCCCTCCATCATAGACTGGTTAAGATTAGTACGTCCCTCTGCCTCAGCACTTAGCTGTGACATGTAGAAGATTGCACAGTTATATTCCTTGGCTATCTGTCTAGCGTGGATAGCACAGAGCTTGAGTCCCTCATGCGATTGATCCTGAGCAAACTTGTCACCCATATCTAACACGACGATGTCTGGCTTGTATGCTTTACATACCTGCTCAACCCAGTTCATGTTCTGCCCGGTAGATTCCTTGAGCTTGATGTTGGCACTTAGCTTGTTCCAACGGGCGTGTGCCTCATGGGGATTCTTCCTGATCTCCTTCATGGTCATACCAGTTACCGCTGTCAGGTAACGTGTACCAACACGGTGATAGGCTTCCTCGTTACAGAGCACAACGCACTTGGCACCCTGTGCCGCAAAGCCGTTGGGTCCAGCGATCAGTGATGCATGGAAGGATGTCTTCCCTGTGTTAGGGCGAGCACCACCTACGACTAGGTGTCCTGCATTCACACCCTCAACATGCTGTGCAAGTGTAGGTAAGTTGAACTTCCAACGTGCTTCTTCATCATCCTTCTCAAGCAATGTCTCAAGGGAGATGTCTTCCCATTCAATGTTTAGGTCAGGTAAGAAATCCTCACGGTGATTGTTAAGTATCTTACGTAGTGGCTCAAGGTTAACATCCTTGTTATTCACGTAATCAAACGACAGGGAGTACAGTTGTGCCCCCACATCTTTCTGGAATAGTTTGGATAGAATCTCATTGGCTACATCAGAACCAACAGGCTCTTCATACTTCATCTTATTGAAGTATGCTTTGTACTCATCAATCTCAGAAGTAGTCAGCCCTTTCTCATTAGCTAAGAACAATCCCTCGATCTCACTAACTGTTAAGTCACGCTTGTACTTATCCATCGCATGATCAATGAGTGTCTTAATCTTACCCATGTCTTTGGAGAACAAACGATGCGGGCATCTGTCACCCTTGTACTCGTCGTAGAATTTCTTATTCAGTAGGCTCTTCAGTAGTGCCAGTTCCATTCTTATCCCCTCCAAATATATTGTCCCAGTTATCTTGATACTTCTTTGTGTCAGTGACACGTGATCTGTACCCTTTGCCGCCGTGCCAGCCACCACTCATTGGTTTCTCACGACTGTTGATCCAGTCTTGGTTGCGCTCCTGCATTGAGTCACGCCAATGCTTACTCATTCTGACTCCCCCTCGTCATCGTCATCGTCCCACCATGGGAACCCTTCAAAGTCGAATGGTAAATGGTCAGGTATGAACTGCTCAATCAATATGTCAGTCGCTTCAATGCGTCTGCTGATCTCAAATGCATCCTGCTCAAGATCATTGAATACAAAGATGTTACGAGTCATCCCGTTCTTGACGTTAATGTAATCGTTGATGAATCTCTGACGCATGTCAAATAGCTTCTCTAAAAAGACAGCATCGGCCACTTCGTGCAGTGCCTCTTGCACATAATCGTTTTCACTCAAGGTGTCGATCAATTCATTTAGTTTCATCTGTATTCTCCTGTTCATTTAAGTTTACACTGTTCATTTAAGTCTACACAAACCACACTTTTATGCGCATTAAATGTTAACTTATTCCACTTTTCCGCACATAAGGTTTGCGACATGTTAAATTTGCATAGTATTCCTATGCACTTGCGGCGTACACTCAAACCATTCGTTGATGTCATCCTTCATTGACTGGCATGTACTTGGGTCTTCCAATGCGGCAGACAACCAAGCACCTATCTTCAAGTCAGCATCCCGCTTACGATTCTCTGCAACATCTGTGTTGCTTTCATCCTCAAAGTCATACGGGATCACATACCCTGATGCACGTAGGAAGTTCTTGAACTCACATACTGCCTCATCCCATGAGAGATCATCACCCAATGTCATTGTCACAAGTTCTACAGCAGGGGGATCAAATAACTCAGCAACGTCACTATCTGGTGTCCAAGGTCTGTACTCAAACTTAATCATGTCTCTCACTCCTAATTAATAATATCCCATTGCTCTACCGAATCCGAACAGGCTAATGCA